TTGTAGGAGGTGGAGATCATGAGACGGACAATCGACATCGGCAAACTCAACAAGAGGATCACTTTCCTCACGCTGGATCCCGATGCAACGGACGATCTCGGTCAGACCACCAACGGCTTTTCGGAGATCGGGACATTTTGGGGATCACTCTATCCGGTAAGAGGTCAAGAGTTTTATGAGATCCAAAAGATCCAAGGGCGAGTCACTCACAAATGTTATGTGAGATATCGTGAATCGCTTGCCGATCTTTCCTCGAACGATTTTCTCCGATTCGAGGGGAAAACATACTCGATCGAGGGTGTCATGGATGTGGATCTTGATCACAAGCTCCTTGAGATCTTATGCTCCGAGCATATCAACAAAGAGGAGATCGAGGATCTGATCCCGACGGCATCCGAGGAGGTGAGCGACGATGAGTGATCATGTTGTGAGGATGGATGTCTCCGGAATGGACGAGCTGATCCAAAGTTTTGAGGATCTTGCGAGGCGTTATCCGGACAAAGCCGGAGATTTGCTCCGGAAAGACGGTCGATCGCTCCGCAAGGAGATCGTCAAAAAGGCGAGGGATCTGACGGACACACCAAGACAAAGCAAAATGTCACTCGGCAAGGTCGGATCTTATGGGATTTCACCGGTCAAAGGCTACGGTGCGAATCAATATGTCGAGATCACGGCGAAATCACCTCATTTTCATCTCGTTGAACATGGTCACGAGCTGGTCTCCCATTCGGGAAATCACATCGGATTTGTTCCGGGCAAGCACTACCTTGAGCAAGCTACAAAGGAATTTACGAACGATATGCCGAATCATGTGTCAAAGATGGTCGATGAGTTACTAAAAGAGGAGGGATTGACTTGACGCTCAAAGAGTTGAAATCGGGGATTGTCACTCTGATCAAGTCAGAGTTCCCAAAAATAACAATTTATTCGATGGCGGTTGTTGAAAACTACAAGCGACCATCGTTTTTTATGCAATTAAAGCCGAACATCATGGAGCCGGCGAATTACAATTCACGGCAAAATCAAGCGACTCTCTACATTGATTATTTTCAAAAGGTGATCGATGAGGGCGATATGCTGGATGTGATCGAGAGACTCCGAGATCTATTCGGTTTGAGCATTACAATCGGGAGTCGAGCGATCGATGTGACCGGATTCAATTATGATTTCATCGGTACAGATCGAAACATTCCCGAAATCTCCATTGATTTGGAGTGGTTTGATCGAATAGATCATCCGGTTACCGAGCCATTGATGGAAACGATGGCTCTCAACGAAGATTTAGAGGAGGAATAATCAAATGAGTGGAATGCCAAGTATTTCAATCACATTCACGGAGGTTGCATCGAGCGCAATCCAGCGAGGTGAGCGTGGCATCATCGCAATGATCCTCAAGGAGACCACCGTTCCCGAAAATCCGGTGATCACTTGTGCGACCGTGACCGATGTTCCGAGCACACTTTCAACCGTGAATCAGAATCAGATCAAACTTGCTCTCAAAGGATATGTGAACGCACCTCTCCGTGTGATCGCTTATATTATCCCGGCAACAGTTGAGGAGGGCGGTGAGGATGTCAACAACACCGATTACACCGACGCTCTCAATTATTTCCGCACCGTTAAATTTGACTATCTTGTCATCCCTACGGTCGGAACGGATGCAAAGACAAGCGACATCGTGAGCTATGTTCAGACAGAGAGAGCGAATGACAAGCTCATCAAGGCGGTTCTCCCGAACACAATCGCCGATAAGGAGTTTATCATCAACTTTGCAACAACAAAGGTTTATGAGGGTGATACCGAGTACACCACCGAGGAATATTGTTCTCGAATCGCTGGTATCATTGCCGGAACACCTCTCTCGATCTCTTGCACTTATGCTCCTCTCCCGGAGCTGACAGATTGCACGAGACTCTCAAAAACCGAGATGGATTCAGCGGTCAACGCTGGAAAGCTCATCGTTTGGTGGGATGGTGAAAAGGTCAAGGTTGCAAGAGGTGTCAATTCTCTCACAACTCTCACGAGCGAGAAGAATACACAGTTTCAGAAGATCAAGATCCTCGATGCGATGGATATGATCGCAAACGACATCCGCATGACGGCTCAAGACAATTATTTGGGTAAGTATGCAAATACTTATTACAACAAATGTCTCTTGATCTCGGCGATCGGAAACTATTTCGACACGCTGATCCGTGATGATGTGTTACAGAGTGCGACCATCACGATCGACATTGACGCAAACCGTTCATATCTCAAGGGACGAGGCGTTGATGTTGACTCCATGACCGACGATGAGATCAAGGTTGCGAACACCGGATCATTCGTGTTCCTCAAGGCAACTCTTTCGATCTTGGATGCAATCGAGGACATCGTTCTCCCGATCACGATTTAAGGAGGTAAAGAGATATGAGTGGTTACGCACCGGAAAAAACAATCAATGGTACATTTGGCGAGTTGTCCATTGACGATTATTATCTCGCCGAGGTGACCGGTCTTGAGGCAAAGGTCACACTTGAAAAGACCGAGGTCAATCAGACCGGAACACTCGCAAAGGGTTACAAGGTCACCGGAATGGATTGCAAGGGTACAATCAAGCTCAACAAGGTGACATCTTATTTCCAGCTCAAGTTGAGTGATCAGATCAAAGCCGGAAAGACTCCGACATCCACGATCATCTCAACGCTTTCGGATCCCGACGCTTTCGGAGCTGAAAAGATCAAGCTCACCGGAGTGACATTCGATGAGTTGACGCTTGCAAATTGGGAGGCGAAAAAGCTGGAGGAGGATTCAATTCCGTTTTCGTTCACCGGCTGGGAGCTTATGGACACAATCGATCCCATGTAAAAATATTCATCCAAGAATAGGAGGACAACAAAATGAATTTAGTTGAACAGTTACTCAAAGCGGACATCAAAAAGGCTGATGAGCTGGAGACAAGCGTGTTCAAATCACGCAAGCTCGCAAAGGTTCTCGGTGTAAAACCTACGGAGGACAATCCGGAGCCGACCGTTGATGTTACCATTCGAGAGGTCAAGAGCCGTCGTGTCAACGACATCATGAGTTATCAGATCAACAAAAAGGGCAATCTCGATTATTCAAGGACATACGATGCAAAGCTGATGATGTGCATCGAGGGCGTGGTTGATCCCGACTTGAGGGACAAATCACTCCAAGAGCATTTCGAGGTTGGCGATGCGAAAGCCTTGTGTGATAAGCTCTTTGGATTTGAAATCAATGATCTCTCGGATGCGATTTCCGCACTCTCCGGCATCCGAGCAGATAACGACGAGGATGAGGAGGAAGAAATAAAAAACTGATAGAGGCGAATGGGGAGGTACAGTTGATGTACCTCCTTTTTCGCTATCACGACATTTTACCGAGTCAATATAACGAGATGGGACTCGGCGAGCGTACTGTTTTACGCTCATTTATGCATTACGAAGTAGAAAAGCGAAATCAAGAGGTTTCGGAATTAGAAAAAATGTGGAGGTGATTGAATGGCTGGAAAAATTGTTGATGTCACTCTCCGGCTAATTGATAAAGTCACATCTCCTCTCGGCGGTGTAAATAGCAAGCTGAAAGATAGTGCTCAACAATGGACAAGAGCCGGAAAGCAGATCGAAAAGACCGGAAAAGCGATCACATCGGTGGGATCCAGCATGACAAGGAATGTCACCGTCCCGATCGTGGGAGCCGGTGTTGCATCGGTAAAGCTGGCAAGTGATTTCGAGGCTGGAATGTCCAAGGTGCAATCGATCTCCGGAGCAACGCAAAAGGAAATCGGAGCACTCGGAGAAAAGGCGAAAGAGATGGGTGCAAAGACCAAGTTCTCCGCAACCGAGGCAACCGAGGCATATCAATACATGGCGATGGCTGGATGGAAAGCCGGGGACATGGCGAACGGTATCGAGGGGATCATGTATCTCGCCGGAGCAACCGGAGAGGATCTCGCATCAACATCCGACATTGTGACGGACGCTCTCACGGCGTTCGGAAAGACGGCAAAAGACACCG